GGTATAGCGTGACTGGTTTGTCTGCAACTATTACGCCAAAGTCCACTAACAGTAAAATTCTTGTCATTGTTAAGTTACAAGCAGGAACATCTTATTGGGAGTTGCAGGGTAAAGTTACTCGCAACGGTACTGATATTGGTATGGGCACACCAAGAGGTGTTAGACAAGCATGCGGTTTCGCTCACCTAAAGTACGATGGGTCTTATGACTACTATGACTGGTTTCCAATGCAGTATTCTTACATGGATTCACCAGCGTCAACATCGGCTCTAACATATCAAGTACACTTAAACGGATATAGCTCAAGCACTATCTGGATTAACAAAACACACAATGACCAAAACTCAATTGACTACATGGGATGCCCTGTGTCAACAATCACATTAATGGAGATCGCGGGATGATTACCGAAGCAATTAAAAGTTTAAGACCAAATGCGTCATTCTCAGTCAATGGAGAATCTATTGACGGGATCCGTTGGTTCAGCGCGATAGAAGATCGCCCAACAGACGCAGAAATTCTAGCAGAAGCCAATAGATTGACTGAGCTGCAAGAACTTCAACAATATAGATTCAAGCGTATGCACGAGTATCCTCCAGTCGCTGAATACCTAGACGCTGTTGTCAAAGGTGATCAAGAAGCGATTCAAGCATACATCGATAAGTGTAACGCAGTTAAACTAAAGTATCCTAAACCAGAAGGACTATAATGTCTGTTACGTTTAAAGGATCAGAAGGTTGGCTTGGTGCCCAACGAAACAACGCTGTCATCCAAACAGTGGTTGGACAAAACACAACCACTGGTTCTAAGGTATTCGGTAGTCGTAGCGTTTACGAAGAAGTTCCAGGTCAGTTGCGTGTAGCAATCACACCAAAGTTTAAGAACTCAATCTTCATTGCTCGTGTTCATCTCTACTGGGGTGGGTACAACGGCAGCACAGACGTTGCTCCAAACTTTAGAGTTTACTGGGGTACTACTGCTGGTGTCTATCCAAACGCACTCGGTCCACTGTGGTACGGCGGACAGATTCCAGAAAACAAATCATTACCTCATGGCGTACACACTGGAACATATTACTATGCATTCGGTGATACTAATGCCAGCACTGTATACGATCAAATTTTGGCTATCGGTAGTGCAAATGATGGTACGGTCAACACAAAACATTTCGCTCTACAATGGGCGTGCGGATATGAAGCCAGCGCAAGAACATTGTACTGGAATCGAGGGATCAACACAGGTAATGCCTACAACCCAATCCACACTTGCACAATGACTGTCAGCGAAGTTCTGATGAAGGATAAGTGATGATAACAATCACAGCAAAAGATACAGGACTACCATCAAACGCATATGCAAGCGGATCTATTCTACAGACTGCTTGGGGTTACAACACGGTCAACGCTGGACAAGTATTCTCCAACAGAAGCGCATTTGGTCATGTCCCTGGAAAATTGATGTGTGAATTGACACCACAACAAGTTGGTAACAAAATCACATTAGAAGCCCACTTGTTCTGGGGTGGATGGAATGGCACAGACGTTGCTGCTAACTTTAGATTCTACAAACGAATTAAAGGTGGTACATGGATCTCTGCAGGCGTTTATAGTTCAAACCCAATTCCAGGCTCTTCAGCCAACTTCGGCGTTGGTACAGGTGAGTACATCTACCGTAGAGGCTCTGGTTCTAACGGCACAGCAAAGACAGACGACATGATGTTGCAAGACACTGTGACATCAACAGAACGCCACGAGTATGCAGTTTTCTGGGCTTGCGGATATGAAGCAGGTTCTAGAACATTGTTGTGGAACAGAGCCAGCAACTATGGTAACTCGTACAACCCAATCCATACTTGCACTATCGTTGCTACTGAGATCAAAGGTTAAACATGGCTTTATCTATCACTAACGACGGGAATGGAATCCCATACGCAAGCTACGAAAGTAAGCAACCAATCCAACAGGCATACGGACAGAACATCACCAACGGTACTAAAGTGTTCACTGCGTGGAATACATTTGAGGCAGTTCCAGGTGGTTTAAGTTGTTCCATCACACCAAAGGCAGTTGGCAACACGATGATCATCCAAGCCCACTTGTTTTGGGGTGGAAGTAATTACTCGTCAACAGACGTTGCTGCTAACTTCAGAGTATTCAAGTCAATTAACGGCGGCGCATTTGCATCATGCGGGACATATGCCACTGACGCTGGTCTTGGTGCTCAAGCCACTATCGGTGTTGCCACAGGACATTATATGTATAACTGGGGTGATACTAACGGCTCTGCTCTAGATGATCACATCTTGATTTACGATACAGTGACATCTACTCTACCAACAGTATACGCTATTTACTGGGCTTGCGGATACGCACCATCCAGCAGAACCATATACTGGAACAGAACAATTAACACGGGTAACTCTTACAACCCAACACACACTTGTTCTATTACTGCAACAGAAATTAAAGCATAACGAGGAAATTATGATTGAACAGAAAACACTAGAGCTAATTGACGTACTTCAATCTCTACAAGCTAAGGCTGCTGACGGAGATTCTTGGTCTTACTACACTATCGGTTACACTGTGCCAACAACTGAGTCTGAGTATGATTCGAGCGTGGTGTTCAGTTCTGGAACACAACCATCATGGGCAGAAGTCTCAGCTGAGATTCCAGTTGTTCAGAAAGCGCATGCCGATGCAGCTTACGTATATCAACGCGCCAGCGAGTATCCTTCTCTAGTTGACCAACTAGACATGATTTTCCACGGTGGTGTTGACGAGTGGAAATCTCAGATTCAAGCGATCAAAGACAAGTATCCAAAACCAGCACAATAACTCTTTGTAATAAATAATACAATAACTAAGAGAATAACATGGTCGCATCAAGAGAACAATTAAAACAATATGCGCTAAGAGCGTTAGGTGCGCCTGTGCTCGAGATTAACGTGGACGATACTCAACTAGAAGATCGTCTGGACGAAGCACTGGAATACTGGCGTCTGTATCACTACGAAGGT